CTTGAGAGATTAATAATGGAGGAAGAAGATGCCGCACGTGACACTTAATGCGAAGCAGTGGTTGAAGCATCTCGTTCCATTGATTGAACTACCTGATGTGGTGATAAGATATGGATATGGTGGTGGCACAGGGAAAGGGATTGAATACCCCGCCGAGTCGATTGAATACACTGTTGCTTTCAATACTCATTATTATAACTGTAGTGAAGTTTATCCAACGGGCATACAAGGCGCTGGTTCGCTGACGTTCTCGGATATACCTAAAGCGGTAGCCTTCTTGAAGAAATGCAAGACTGATGATGTGACCATCAAGAACAGTCACGGTAATCGTTTGATGATACAATGTGGTAGGAAGAAGATGTCCATACCATGCTATGATTCAATCACACAACAGAGAGTACCTACGTTCCACAACCTAGTGACCGCTATGACCGACAATGGTCATCAGACTTTTAGTAATGCGGTGTTATCACAAAGCGGAACGATAAGCATGAATGAAGTTCTTGACATAGCATCATTGGGTAAACTAGTCGCTAAGGACTCGGACTTTGAAGTTAAGATGAATCAGCAGGAAGGGGAGTTCGCAGTGAAGGCTTTCAAGACTAACTCCACTTCCATGTTCGTCTCCACGGAGTTGTCAGAGGGTCACGGCACAGACGGAACTGTGACTAGCAACTTCGGTGCATGGTTGCTACCATGCTTGAATTATCTAGACAAAGATACCGATACGTTCGTGCATATGGGAAACGGAACCGTTCTAGTCGCAGAGCAAGAAGACAAACTACTAGTAGTGATAGACCAAGAGTGATACTATGATAATAGATTATTTCTTTCCTGACGGAGATGAGATGGAATACCCCACTATCTTCATGAGAACGAGGAATGAGAATGGGGAAGTGATACAGAGGACTCTGACTCCTGAGATGGATGACTATGTCAAACCGCACTGTTGGGTCGCTCAAAACACTCCACCTAGACCTCTTTCTAGAGTAATGGGTCGCTATCCGGGCTCGGAGATAGAGGAAAGCATAACTGCTACAGGATTGGATAAACTAGACCTTTACCGTTTTACAGTAAGAAACCCCACTGATTTGTATGATATCAGTAAGGAGATGAGGACATATGATGCAGATAAGTGGTATGAAGACCAAATTCTACTAGAGTTATACCCTGAGAAACTACCTGAGTTTCATCCTCGCATATGGTACTTCGATTTGGAGTGGGACGTTGACCACGATTGGACCACTGTGATGGCTATCGATGATACACATGCAGAACATCCTGTGGTATTCGCTTGGAGTCAAGACCAAAAGACAACCGAGATGAATTGGATAGACAGGGAAGATGGGTATATGCTTCACCTTTTCACAAGCGAAGAGGAAATGCACGAGGCTTTCCTTTGTCATCTAGAGGAATGTGACCCTGACATACTAGTCGCTCACGCTCTCATGTGGGCTGACTTACCACATCTAATGAGAAGACTAGCAGACCCTCAGAGATTGAGTCCATTGGGTATGATTACGAAGCCTCATTCAAAATACGGGTACAATGACACACAACAACCAATCAAGGGTCGTTTGTGTTTCGATAGTGCCGTTGAAGGTAAGAGTGGTGGTTTCGAGTCACTGTGGGTGAAGTCTGGCAGAGGACAACTCCCCTCTCGCGCTTTGGACACAGTCGCTACAGAGTTGGGTCTAGGTGGTAAGTTAGCAGAGGATGAGGATGGAAACAAACTAGATGTGAAGACATGGTGGTACACTCACTTCGACTTGTTCGTTGATTACTGTCTGAGAGACACCACACTACTGAGACAATGCGATGAGAAACTGAATGCGGTTGCATTCCACGTTGCCATGCAACAGTATTGTGGTGTGAGATTCCAAAGCGTCTTCAATGTAACAAACTATGTCAGAGGTCTATTCAGTAGATACTCTGAATTGAAGCCACCGAGCAAGACATTCACGAAGAGGGAAGAATTGACTGCGGCCCATGTGTTGAGGGTGCTACCCGGAAGACACGAGAATGTGGCTCTAGTGGACTTCATGTCCCTATATCCCATCATCATACTGTGTTTGAATCTCTGTCCCACAACGAAGAGAAGAGGACCGGGTGAGAACATCAGACAGTTGAGTGATGGCACATGTTGGGACCAAAGCGAGCGAGGCGTTCTCCCTCGTATAATCGAGGATATGCTCGCTTTGAGAGCCGATTACAAGAAGCGGATGAAAGAGACCGACGATGAGAACGATAAATTCAAATTCGATATGATGCAATTAGCAATCAAAGTTTGCACCAATGCAATCTACGGTTATGTGTCACAGAAGAACATAGGTGGTATGTGGACTGACCCTGATGTGGGTGCGGCTATCACTTCCACAGGAAGAGAATCAATATCCCTGCTAATGGCAGAGGCAGAGAGGCAGGGACACACGGTGTTAGCAGGTCACACCGATTCATGTTATATTCAAGCGGAGTTCGACAAGATAGACAGTTTGGTCGAACATCTCAACGAGACGATAAAGACAGAGTTAGACTTACCACACATGAACGTGGAGTTTGAGGCTTACTTCAATTATTGGACTTGTATAGATGCTAAGAACAGAAACTTCGGCCTCATCGCTTGGCCTGAATCTAAGGCGGGTGACTTGAAGGTGACAGGGTTTGAGCATAAAGCCGCTAACGCTTCACCTGTGACTAAGGAAGTGCAAGAACTAGCATTCAGACTGATAGGAGAGGGGGCTGAGGAATCTCAAGTCAACAGTGTGATAAGACCAATATCACTGAGATTGAGAAATGGTGAGATGACTCCACAAGAACTAGCGCCCTATGGGAGATTAGGCAAAGCATCGTACGCTAGGGTTCCACCTAATGCGGCTAAGGGAGCGTTGTATTACAATGCGAATATCAATTCAGGTGACCCAATCAGGGTCAATGAGAAGGCCCAATGGGTCTACGTGAATGGTGTTCCTGATGGGATGCCAACCACTAACATAGTATCATTCAAAGACGAAGATGAGATTGTTGAATTCTCATTGGATTATTCCCTGATGGTGGAGAAATTCATAAGAGCAAAGTTAGTTGCAGTCTATTCAACTTTGGAGTGGAATCTAGGAGAGGCATGTGGAGATGCTTTGCCTAAGAAATATTGGTGAGAGAATGAAACAGAGAAAATACAGATTGAAGAAAGCGATAAACGAATACGTGAGAGAGAAGAAGAGTTTCTCATTTGCTGAGATATACGAACATCTGAATTCAAAGAGAGCGACGCAAGTCACTACCGCTTCATTGGGCGGGCTTCTACATGGATGGAAAGGTCTCAGTAGAGTGAATAGGTATAGGCAGACCAAGAATGGCTACGAAAGTAGCCAATGGGCATGGACAGGTGAGGAAGAATGAGTGATGAAATAGAAGATTGGAGTCAGAAGCACTTCGGTGAATTGGCTCTGTATCGAACCATCGCTACTACTATCAACATGGTAATATCAACACTGGTTCTAGCGAAGTTGTTTGGGTGGATTTAATGGTCGATTTGTGTGAGTGTCATGGTGATGATTTGTGGAAGCAAGAGATGTATGCAGATGGTAGAGGGCATTGTAAGTGGTGTAATAAATTGATGCCAAAATTTAGTAGGGTGGGAAAATGAGAGACGGAGAATTCGATTATCCTGAACACCCGGAAGAGTATATGCCATCATGGATGCTCGACCTAGAAGAGTGTGAGTTTTGTCTAGATGTTATAGCAAGCAGTATACCATCACATGCGGAATGGGATGGTGACGTTTGTACGTGTGGTGAGGAAGAATGATGAGTGCTAAAAGATATGAAACCAAAAGTAGCAAATGGAAGTATCATTGTATAATTTGTCATAAGAAATTGTCAACAGGCTCACGAGGAAAAACAGAACTGTGTGGTACATGTCATAGAAAGAAAAGGGTGATGAAAAAATGACGTTCATGAAATTCAATCCCAATGACAAGTATTTCACCGAAGAATCGGATTATGACAATGAAGAGATGCTGAATTCGTATCGCCTAAGCGCATACAATTGGAGACCCGGTATGAAGAACGAGAATGGTGAATTGATGAAACTCCGTATGAGCAAATCAACGATAACGGGTTTCGCTTTCTGTCCATATCAATACTACTTACAGAAAATATTAGGATATAAATCAACAGAGACTGCCGCTATGGTCAAGGGTACTAATGTTCACAACGTAGTGGAATACTTTTGGAAGAAGGTTCCTGAACATCTAGACGAGATAAAGAGTCTAGTTGAAGAAAACAAACCAAACCAAGCGTATGAGGTAATGAAGAATGTGATTCCCAAGCCACCTGAGCCATATGAAAACAACGAAGAGTCGTCAATAGAGACTTGGTTGAATTGGCAATGGGATAGATTCCTAGTCACCAAAGGTGAGAATTGGGTTCCAATAGCGAATGAGCAAGAGGTTCACGCTATGTTTGATGTGGAAATAAATGGTACTAAGATTCCCGTTCACATGAAGGGCTACATCGATACTATATTCTCCGATGGAGAAGGTGGTTCAACCCTCATGGAATTGAAGACGGGTAAGTGGAACAAATACAAAGCCGCTTACATGAGAAAGGAGATGCAGATTTACAAAATGATGCTTGAGAACAGTCCTGAAGGGGGCAGTTTCCTACCTATCACATCATGGGCTTGGGAGTTTCCATCCGGTGATGTGAATGGTGGTACAAAAAGAGAGTGGGAAATAGAATACATGGGAACGAACAAGACTAGGTACGCACCTAAGACTGTTCAGAAAATGATTGAGAGTTTGGTGAGAGCGCATCTGTTTGATGATTTTAAACCAATACACAGTCAAAAGTGCAAATCCAACTGTCGTCACGAGAACGTATGTTCATGGTGCGACTTCATGGACATATGTCCGGGTTGGAATGCAGAGGAAGGTGAAGAAAATGGAAAGTGAAATGTTAAGAGAACTAAAAACGCTGATTGAAGAACTAATGAAGAAAGACTCATTCTTCAACGAGAATGAGATGCCTGTAGTGACTACTAACTTAGGTATGATGGGACAGTCCGAGGACTTGAGGGTCAGTAATGGCTTTCAATATACTATGGACTCATTCTCAGATGAGAATGCAGGTCGTCAAGGGTTTATGGCATGTGATGTTATAATCAACCCTAGAATGATTACACGTATGGGTAAGCAGGATGCACTGTGGAGTGCTAGTTTTGAGACTGTGAAAAGGTACAAGAGACTTCAAAATAAATAGAAGTGATTGAATGTCATTTATTACAATCGACTACCCTCGTGAAGTCTTAGACGTTGACTCTAATGGCAATCGTGGCTTTAGGCGTCTAGTTAGAAACGAGCAGGAGTTGAACAAGTATTGGAGTGGGAAGAATGGCATTGGCAATGTGTATATGACCGCCTATGGTTATAGAGCCACGACGCCACCCAAGCATCATAGAGTCGATTACAACACTCCAGTGATACGTCATTTCGTTATGGACTTCGACTGTCAAGACTTCAAGAAAAGGAGTAAAGTCGATTTTAGTTTTGTCCAGAACCAAGTCTCAAGATTGCATCAACATTTTCTATTGAATGACATCAAGCATTTCATATGGTTCTCAGGTGGTGGTTATCATATCTATGTACCAATCGAGAACATCAAGGGAGAAACATTCCTTCCATCGACGGGATTAGATGTCAGTAGGATTAAACAAGCGGGTAAAGAATTGCTTTTGAAATGGCACAAGGAATTACACCTTCCTTCTAACGACCCGACTGTAGCGTTCGACACTGCGGGTATGATACGCATCCCTAACTCATACAACATGAAGAGAGGTTGTTGGAGCATACCACTTTCCCATGAAGAGATTATGAACATCAATGAGATTGATGATATGATTGACTTAGCACAGGAGCCTAGAACGGGAGCCATACAACATGGTGAAAAGATTATTCAATTGGAATTGAAGAAGAAGAGGAATCTTCTCAAGAAGGGCTCTCGTAGAAAGGTATCACTACCCGATATAGTGTTAGATAGCAAGATAGTGATACTACCTTGTATAGCACAAGCCGCGTTGGGAGCAGGGAATCCCGTTCATAGAGCGCGTTTCCATCTGGCTAACTACCTAGCGGCTAGATTGAGGTATTTCTTTAGACCTGAAGAAATAGAGAATGAAGTCAAGGAAAAACACGTGAGTCAAATAGTGGACATATGCGAGCAACAGGAATGGGCTGACTTCGACAAGAGCATCACCACTACACAAGTACGTAGTATAGTGTTTGGTGACTATAGCCCATCATCCTGCAAGACTTTGATAATGGAAGGATTCTGCACAGGGATTTGCAAATACTATGATGGAACTGCGGAGGACATCAGATGAAACCTGACCTACAGATAGATAGCAACGAGCGAGGCTCGCTCTGTGATTCAGTCATAAGAAAGGCCAACAAGGAAGGACTGAGTGTCAATAGGACCGCACTGGTGGTTGGAGACTACTTATTGGGAGAGGCTTGCGTTGAAGCGAAATCCATACCTGATTTTCTGATGTCTAGTCATAGCGGTCATCTATGGAGACAATTAGAGAATATGGATGTCAATTATCCTCGCTTCTTCCTAGTCGTTCATGGTGACATAGCCAAGCATGTTGCCTTAGCAAAGAGGAATGGAGCCAAAGGTGTCACTTACAGTCGTGTGCAAAACGAGTTGATAGGCACTATAGCACGCATCATGGCTGACTTTGAATGTCAGGTGTTTCACACTAAAACAACATCAGAAGCGGCCTCATTCATAATTAAACTACACGATAAACTACACAAACCCGCGAGCGCTCATGGCGCACGCAACATCAGAAGAGTCAGCACGAATGATGTCAGACTTGACGTTCTGATGTCAGTGCCGGGTATAGGCCGTCAGATGGCCGAACGCATCCTAGAGAAATGCGGTAGCATAGAAGAATCTCTCTTTGAGGAATCACTCAAAGGAATCAAGGGTCTAGGCCCGAAAATCAAACATCGTCTCATTAATGTCCTAACGAGTGAGGAACCCGTTCATATCGAACGGAAAATCAGGAGATAAATCTGTCATATTTATAGAGAGAAACATGGATTTATTGAAAACATCTATAAGATAGGCATTAATGTGACCAAAATATGGAGCGAAAAACATGAGAAAAGCAACAGAATATGAAGCAGTGAAAAAGTTCCCGTTATTTGCGGGCTACTTGGAACACTTTAACCAAACATCGATTGACAATGACATACCGGGTATGTTGTCCTTCTTTTACATACAAGGACAATTGGCAGTGCCATACATACGTTTACCGTGGGGACCAAGCCATCTTGACCCACGTGTTCATTGTTTTTGGATTCAGTCGAGCAGAACAGGTAAGTCAATTGCGTGGGAGTTCGTCGGTGATATACTGAAAGACTGTAATATCCCTCACGACCTCTATACGTCAGGAACCGATGCAGGTTTGATTGGTGGTTTCGAGATTGAGACAGATGACGAAGGAAATAAGGAGACAGTGTTGAAGGAAGGTATGCTAGTCGGAAGGAAGGCATTGAATTTCGATGAGGGTTCAATCATACTCAATCCGAACAAACACAGTCAAGAGACCGTATTGTATCTTCAATCGGCTTGCAACCCTGTGGGAAGTAATAACAACACACTCGTGAAACACACTAAACTAGGGCGTATAGAGACTGAGTCGTTAGTATCATTGTGGATTACCACATATCCACCTGCGGGAGTTAAGGAATACGTACTCACACGTGGTATCTTCCAAAGAGTGCTACTTTATTGGTCGCATTGGGACTTGGGTAGGAGAATGAACGTCAGTCAGATACGCGCTCAATCAGCAATGAAATCAATACCTAAGTTATCTGTTGATTACTCAGACATAACTGATTACTTCAAAAACTTGGATACCAAGATGAGAAACAGAGTGTTGAATCTCACTGAGACGTCTTTCGTTGAATGGGATGCTATGGAAAGGAAGGAGCAAGAGGAATTACTACAGTCATGTATGACAGAGATGTTCAGCGCAGATGATGGTACATTCTATCCTGCTATGTATGACGCGATAGAGGATTACTATTCTCTTCTAACCGGATTGAATCCTGCTATCACGAATGTGGTTGCATCCTTCATACCTGCTATGGAGAACAATACAGTCATTTTCGCTACACACATGGCATTGCTAGACGATTCGTGGTTGATAACGGGTGAACACGTGGACATGGCAAAGGACATACTGTATGACCTGTTCAAGAATCTGATACTCTGGCTAGAGGATGAGGTTGAGATAGGCCCGAAGGTTGCTGAGAAGGCGGCACAGAGAGGTAAGTGGGCAACCGCTTATCATCAAGTGGAATCCGTGGAACTTGGCAACAGGGGAGAAGGTTGGAAGATGAAGTCTAAGGTTCTTAAGGTATACGAGACTCAGAACGATTGCTCACGAGGGAGCGCTTACAACAACTTTGACAAGTGGGGAGAAGGACTGTTCGATAATGCGAAGGATGGTAGAATAGCATTTATCAGAATTAAAGAGGGTGCAGAATGAATATTTCAGAAAGGAAAAAGGAAATAGAAAGATTGACACTCCTACAGACTTCTTTAAATGTGAAACAGTGGCAAAAGCAATTGGGAGTGGATGAGGAAGAATGACTGACATCATGGCATTGGATATTGAAACCACTAATTACTCGTATGAGATTGGTGGATGGAGCAATAAGGCTCTCTTCGATACATCGGTAGTCGCTACATGGGATGGTTCAGAAGCACATATCTTCTCAAAGGAAGACTTGGATATAGAAGGAGTGACCATTCACCCCCTTCATCCTCGTGCTTTGGGAGACCATTTGCAGAATCACATAGAGAAAGGAGGACAGATACTAGGACACAACTTGTTTGGTTTTGACCTACCTGTTTTGAGAGACTCACTTGATTGTTGGGCCGCAGGTGACATAATGCAAAAGAAAGATGCCGTCATAGATACCAAGAATCTCGTGTCTTCCGCCTCACTCTCCAAAGGTAAGGTTGAGACGAGTCTTCAATCTCTAGTTTCTCAGACTCTAGGAAAGAGCAAGAGCATGAAGAGTGTTGATGCACCACTAGCGTGGAGAGAAGGGAAATTTACAGAGGTTGCTGAATACTGCTTGAAGGATGCGAAACTTACTTATGACCTGTTTCTTCACGGAAGAGATACAGGTATAGTGAAGTCACGTTCTTTGGAATCTGGCGACATTATGGAAATAGAGGTTGAGTGGTAGTATGGTTGAATATAATCCAAGAGGCGAATTGCCCAAAGTCGTAGACATGACAGAAGAAGAAAATTACAAGATGAAGGTAATCCTAGACACATTGTTTAGAATGATTACGCAAGGTAGCAATTTATCAGATATACAGAGATACGCCAACAGAGCATCTGTTGCTTTGAAATGGCCTTTTATAAGACACACTCCATTGGAAATGAAAGGAGATGATGAAGAATGAATGAAGAGAAAACAGACCCATTGCAGAACAACATACGCGCCGCGACCACGATAGTGAACACGGTGAAAAGCACACTTGGCCCTATGGGGCGAGACAAGATGATGGTGGATGCCGGGGGTGATACGATAATCACCAACGATGGAGCGACCATACTTAGAGAACTAGATGTAGGACATCCGGGTGCAAAGATGATGGTGGACATATCAAAGACACAAGAGAGTCTTTGCTACGATGGAACCACAAGCACAGTAGTATTCGCAGGACAACTACTCAAGGAGTCCGAGAATCTATTCAGCAAGGGTCTACATCCCAATCTAGTGGCTAAGGGTTACAACCAAGCCGCACGTATGGCTATTGAACGTCTAAATACATTAGCGATTGATGGTGGAATGACTCCACACGACATCGCTAAAACCGCTATCACAGGGAAGTCTCTTGAGTCTGCATCAGACGTAGTAGCAAAACTATGTGTGAAAGCGGTAGAGACCGCAGGTGATGCGGATAACGTGAAGGTGATGAGCCTCTCAGGTGGGGCTCTTCAAGACTCATACTTCTTCAATGGCTACGTGGTGAACAAGGACTCTGTCCTAGAAACTCATGATGGAAATCCAAGTATAATACTAATGAACAACGGACTTGAACCCACTAAGGAGAAAGAGAATGTGCAAATGCAATTCACTGACTTGCAGGGCTATACCGCTTTCAAAGAAGGAGACAAGGATGACCTTCTGGAGAGAGCAAAGAGAGTAGCGCAATTACTACCCGACGGTGGGATGATTTTCATCCGCGATGGTTGTACGGATGAGGTTGTGAATTATCTGCACAAGCAGAACATAGCAGTCGTAAGAAGACTACCTGAATCCACCATGAAGGGATTGGCATCTACTTTGGGAGTCAGCATAGCGCAGAATCCCGATGATATTGAAGATGTGGCTTATGGAAATGTGGAGAAGGTAAAGCACGATGACATCAATTACTTCTTCGTTTCTAGCGACAATAACAAATCAGACCAATCAACACTAATACTACGTGGTGCTTCTCCTTCGACTTTGGATGAAGTTGCACGTGGATTCGATGATGCTCTTGGTGTGGTTTCAATGATAATGAATGGTGGACAAATGGTGTACGGCGGTGGTTCCACATACGTCTCTATGGCTAATCATCTGAGAAACAACTCCGCTACTGTGGAAGGTAGAGGGCAAATGGCTATCAACGCCTTTGCTGATGCTCTAGAAATAATTCCTGCCACAATAGCAGAGAACGCCGGACATGACCCCCTTGACTGTCTTTTGAGCCTCAGACACGCCATAAGCGAAGGGCGCATTGAATGTGGCCCCGATGTTGAAAATGGTGGTATAACGAGTATGCAGGATTTAGGAGTCGTTGAACCTTTGGACCTAGTCAAACAAGCAATCCTCAGCGCTACGGAAGTCACTAGTGCTATCTTAAAGATAGACGACATCATAGCGAAGAGGGGCGAGTGATGGGAAGTTTCCTAGACAGACTCAATGTCGTATGCAGGGCTTGTGGACATAAGCACATACCCACACGTGTAGTGGGTAAAGTAATGGATGAGAATGGGAAAAATAGACTACACCTATGGATGTGTAAGAAATGCGAACACATATGGCAAGATACCGCATTCACCAAAGATTGAAAGACCAGTGTGCATACTCTTGAGTCGGAGGTTTCCACGGTAATTAGACATATTTCCTCCTGAAACATGGATTCAACACCTATGTAAAGAGTGGTAAGTGGTTTGTTTTCTCTCAGTTCTCTTTCACTAGTGTCTTTCCTCCGCCATCCATCATCATTCGGTGCAAAAATTAAACTAGTAGTAGATTTCCCACCGCTCTATGCATCCAGATGTGGGGAGATTTACAGAATGGTTAATGAGAAAAATAGGGATACTAATTTGAAGAAATTGATGAAAAACAATCCAGATTGGGATTGGGATTATTGGGTGGCGCAAGTTAGATGATTCATACTACAAAAATAGATTTTAAAATATTCTACAATCAAGGAGAGATATATCGTGAAGCAATGGATAATTCGTAAGTTGCTGAAATTTATGGGTAACACCTATGTGTGGTTGGATAGAAAACTAGTTCATGACAAGGGTCCGGTTCTAGGATTGGAAATAGATAATGACTTTGAGTCTATGAGCAGAAAGGAACTCTGTGAATATATAGAGCAGAGGTTCAAAGTAGAGGAAGACCACTTTTGGAAATTACATTCGACACAAAAGATTCGCTTCTGTTGTCAGATAGTAAGAAACAACGAACTAGGTGCTTGAATGGCGCTTATTCTTACTCTCTTTGGTTTAACCGTAATCGGTTCGACTCTCATGTTTTTGATTCTCCAAGAATGGAGATGGTTGAGCCAGTTCAACGAGTGATAGATATGGATATGTATATTGTCAATCGAGTTATCTCTGATATCTCAATCGAGTTTCCAAACAACTTCTTTTATCCCTTTCTCGCCATCATCAGTTTAGGTATGTTATCGTGGTTAGGACGACTAGATGTTTTAGCGATGCGTGCGTACTTGAGGTGATGATGTGGACTTACCATTGAAGAAAGTCAAATTGACTAGGTTTCGCTGGTGGGACTACGACTTATTCTAATCCATCCAAATGGGCTTTGCTGGAAAGTTAGCCATAGCGAGTTCTGGCGTATCATAGACGTTCGGCAAAGTCAACAATAGGTTTCGATATACCGCTAGTTCTGTTTTCTTTTCCTCTTCCAGTAAAGAGTATGGTATAGCCAATTGGTACTTGTCCATATCTGATAGTGCTGTGTCTCTCATTCCCCTTAATTCATCCCAATCCATATTATCACCTACAAGTCAAATGCCACATACAAATGCGCTGCTACATGTGTTACACTCCCACCGCTAGTCTGTCTCTTGATAAGAATAGCATCATCTGCGGCGACTGTCAAAGGACTGGATAATTCTGCTGTCGTAACGTGGGTATTCCCCATCACATTCGTTAGGGATGTTCTTGCTACATCAACATCTACGTTAGTTTCGGAACCACCACTGAATTTCCTTATTCGCCACGTATCCGTTCCTGAATTTGTGGTTATGCTACCCCCATAGTAAATCAAAGAGAGAGACACTACCTGACCTGCTCTTGGCATCGGATAGAGATTGGGGTTGGCACTTCCATCACCACCATTAGGCACACGCAAATCAACTTCTCCAGTACCCATACTTGCTCTTTGGAAGTAATAATCAACCATTGTGTTGTAAGACGATTTACTATCGCTCGTTACATTACCATTGACTGTAATACCATCGGCATCAGAGTGAATCCTGAATCTCTCTACTGCCGCACCGCTTGATTGACTGCTGAAACCTGAATAGAACACCAAGTCATTACTGTTCTCTATTCTCCAATCAGTGTAGTTGTCACCACTACCCCACGTATCATGTGTGCCTCTCAAAAACTCCAATCTAGGTGCTGGGCTTGAGTTAGTGTCTGCGTGAATCTTGACGGTTTTATTCGCATTGTCATCCTTGAACTCTATCGTTCCACCTGCTCTTATTCTCATTCTCTCAATGGAAGTAGTGTCGTCGGCTTGGTCATTAGGTGAAGTGAAGAATGTCAGATGTCCTCCCTTGTCAGCAGTTGAGTGGTCTTGAGAAGCATAAGACGCTATACCTGCTGATGCCTCTAGGACGCTGCTTGGGTTGTTTCCATCTTTACCATCGAACCCAATCGCACCAAGTAAATCACCACTTAATATTTCTGAATCATCACGAAGTATTAGCACACCATTGTGCCAATCTGCGCCTGTATGTTCAACCACTAATGCATTGATTGGGTCTCCAACATCTGAATAAGCACCACCAACTGATAACTTACCATCTAAGAAACGCATACCTCTACGAGAGTCTGTATCATCATCTTGGTTTGTTGGTGAATAATAGAAGTCAAGATAACCTCCCTTGTCAGTCGTTGCATGGGCTTCCCTTGCTCTAGCAATCAATGCTACTGATGCTTCTAAGGTCCGGCTTGGGACGTTTCCATGCCTTGTATCGAAACCTATTCCACCGATGATGTCATTCTGCGCTATCGATGTATCGTTATTGACAATCAGAATGCCGTCATTGAAGTCTTGGACACCGTCAGTTGTACCTACGTTGACTTGTAGTTTATTCATGCAAGCACCAGCAGAAGAGTTAGTGTTACCATCATTACCAATGATAACACCGGGAGCATTGTTCGTGCCGCCAGCAACTCCACCATCCAATGTAAGTAAAGTCCTCAACGTACCACCGCTGTCTCTTATTCTGAATCTCCAATCTAAGCCGTTCCCTTGAGAATCGACATACATTGATGTCGAGTCAGTTGACATCTTCCACTTGGTCGAGCCTCCTACTTGCCATGCTATACCCTCGTAGGTAGTCCCGTCGCCGTTGAGAGTAAGAGCCATGTCTGATACAGGAGACGCAGTTCCGATACCTACTCTACCGTCCTCTGCTATGACGAAAGGAGAAGCATCTGGGTCATCTGATGAATCCACATCTACTCGTAGTGCATCAGTAGAGCCAGAAGTATTGATGTGAAGTTTTGCTGTTAGGCTGCTGTCCTTTCCAATACCCACATTACCACTAACAGGAGCGAGAGCCACAGTACCATCTGCGTTCACTTTCATACTCTGTATACCGGATATGTCATTGACGCTGAATATATCACCAGATGACATGGTCGGACTTATCGAGAAGACCTGTCCCTCTGTTCCCTCAAATGACAGTGTGTTGTCATCAAGGACTTTCAGGTACATTGGTGAGTTGTCCTTACCTACGAACTTGACTTCTGGATGGGAAGTCTGACTCGTGTTCGGTGTAATCAGAACGTCCTTATCGCTATCCGCCATCTAAGCACCATCCCTTCCACGTAATGCGGCAGTTATTTGCTTTGCCTCTGTCGCACTGAGTTCTCTGTTGTAGCAGAGGAAAGCACCCATCTTGGCATCCCAACCACTTGTATACACATCATCTCCACCAACAGTTGCCGCGTCATCACTCAATGTCGGACAAGCACCTGCATTTGTCCTAGATGCTATTTCCTCACCATCTCGATATATCTTCATCGTAGCACCATCTGCTGATTTGGTGAATACATGAACCCAAAAGAAATTGACATGACTACCCGGATTACTACTAGTGTTTACTCTACCTCCACCAGAACCCGTAGAAGCCGAACCGTTCGTATCAAAGTAGATGTTTCCATTATTCCACGGAAGATGAGCAAAATACCCCCTTGCATCAGTGCTAGTTCCATCTCCCATGTACCACTTGAAAGCAGACTTAGCCGTTAGAGAATCATTAGTGCAGTAGAAGACAAAAGAAGCACCGCTCGATGAGTCTATTCCAAAGGAATTAGAGGCAGGGCCACTAGCCATAGCCGAATCAATCGAATCCGGTTGTTGGTATCCTCCTACGACTGGCCTTGTGTTGTATGTGGGTGCAGACGACCAAGTGAAGTCTCTGCCATTTCCACTGACATCAGACCAAGTGGTTCCGCTACCGGGAGAACTCTTGCTATTGGAAGCATCCAGATTCAACTGCATACCGCTTTGTGGTATAGAAGGCCCACCTGTCACACCCATCAGATGAACCTCCCCTTCTGCGCATCATAATTCTGCAACACCTCTGCCGCAGACAGCACCTTACTGTATAGTTGAATGCAACCCATGTGGCCTGTCCATTGACCAGAAGTAGTGTATCTGGTCCCTATCCTCATGTTCTTACCGAATGTCTCAGTTGCTGAAGAGGCTTGAGTCAATGAGACCTCTGCACCATTGAGATACATCTTACCACCACTACCATCGGAAGTCACCACTAGATAATTCCAAACGTCTCCATACATCGCGGGCTGTGCTACGTAGTCGGAGTCACCTGCGGTTCCACCGGGATTGTATTCTATGTCACTCTCCCAATTGATGCTTCTGTTCTGATAATTCGACAACTGCCAATTGCCACTATCATTCCTGCAATCGAAGAAGTAGTGAGTGTTCCCGTTGTTCTTGTTGAACCACAGACACCACGAAACGGCGGAATGCGCCCCCAAGTCATCCTCTATGTTCATCCCTCTGCCACCTGCGAAGTTGAAGACCCCGCCTTTGATGCTGGAATAAGCAGGGAAGTTGGCTGTGTTCGGT